CCGTCCAACCCGTGACCGACGCCGAATGGGCGGTCATCTGCAAGCTCGGCGGCCTTTAACGGACACGAGCCTTAGACCAAAGCATCACGCGGGCCGGCACACTGACGACGGTCGTCCCGGTAATGACGTTGAACTCAATCGCGTGTTTGCCGGCTGCCATATGACGGCTATGGGCTCGGTCCCTCCGCCGATTGCCGGCGGAGATTGGTCGAATCAATTTAACGCCAACGTGAACGCGGGTCGCGCGATCGACGCGATCATGGGCGAGTGCATGCGAGCCAAAGGCTGGTTGCCAGGCGAGGCTCCGGCAGCCCAGGCGCCGGCCCCTTTAAATCTGCCGCCGTTGCCGCCGCGTTCCACCAAAGGCCTCACCGCAAACCAGATCAAGGTCAGGTGCTCGTGGGTAAAAGGCTACGGCGTATCGTGCCCGAGCCCAGGAACCGGGATGTGCTGGAAGAAAGGGCATAACCCCGAGCGAGGACAGCCGGCTTCAGCAATTTCGGTCGGCAATGAAGACATCGACCCCCGTGGTCCCGACGAGGGTCACAGTGAACGGTGTGGCTAGCACGTCACGTGAGCCGGCTCTGGCCGGCTCCACACCCAAGCACACTCATTCGCGACGCGCGCTTCTCGGGGTCAGCGCCACGACCTTCCTATTGCTCGGAATTTGGCTCGGACCCGATCGCGCTGTGTTCTTGATTGCCGTCGCGGCGGTGGTGAGCGGATGGTTCCTGGCGTGCCGACGATGGCCGCTGGTCGCGATCTTCACGACTGGTTTTATCCGTGGACTGCTGCGCCGCTAAGCTCGTCTGAACAACGGCGCGAACAGGCCGGCCAGGGGCTCGCCGGCGGTCGCGGCGATGAGCTCATAGCCGGACAGCCGGATTTGGTTGCCAGACAAGTAGGCGGCCGAGAACAGGTCGGCGTTCTCGGCGTTGGATAATTCTTTGATCGCGTCGCCCGAAACCGCCCATCCCTCGACAAGATAGGGACTGGGGCGGACGCCGCGGCAAAAGTGCAGTTCGCGGCCTCTGGCCTGACGGGCCGGGCAGAACATGTGCCCGGGGATCAGCGGCCGGGAGCGCAGCATCGGCGTCGTCACGTCCTTCGGGCGGAAGTGAACTTTTCGCACCGGCAGGTAGGCAATTAGGCCAAACCGCTGGGCGTCGCAGCAGGCGGTGAACGCCAGTTGGACCTTGACCGCCAGCCAGAGATCTGTGGGCATTCCATTTGGTTAGCGACGCAGCCTGACGATTGACAAGCTTCCGCCGGCGATCATGAGCGTTGGGTCTCCTCGCGGAGCTTATGCGCGAGATCCCAGAAGGCGTCGCGGTCGCTGGTCCGATCGAAGGTGAGGGTGACGGCGGACCGGGCGCGTTTCATGTCGGCGCCGCAAAGGATCAAGCCGACCCGCGCCAGCCTATCAGGCGCGGGCGCCGCGGCGACGGGACCTTTCGGCGCCAGATACCCCGATTGCCGCCCCATCCCTTTCTCCCGATTTGATCATGTAGGCGTTTTTCAGCAGGAAATCCGCGAGTTTTTGCACTTCCATGGCGTCGAGCCCGCCAGCGCCGCTGGCGTAGTGTTTCAACCTCTGCGTCGACAGCCCAGTGGCGAACGCCGCCGCGGCGAGCTGCCTCGCATTCGCGGCGGCGAGCATCTCAGCCAGCACGGAGCCGCGTCGTTGCCGTATCGCTGGTGGCTGTATCAGGGCGCAGCCTCGAGCTGCTTGAGTTGCGCTTTCAGGGTCACGATCATCCTCTCGTTTATGCCCGGCACGTTCGAGCCGCCGGTGTAGGACGCTGGCGCAGGGCCTGTCGCGGTGGCCGTGTCCCGCTTGCGCAAGGCGTCCGTGGCCGGGTCGTACCAGGAACTTGGGCCCCATTGCTCGCGCACGAATTCGTTGAGCGTGTCGAGGTCGATCTCGCCGCCGTCCGCGAACGCCCTTAAGCGCGAGGCGTGGGCGGCGCTCGACGGGTTTTCCGCGCCTTGCTCGACGCCACGATCGGGAGCGCGGTTGAGCCGGCTCGGACCCCAGTCGGGAGGCCTGCGGAGGCGCGCCGCCAGCGCCTGGCGAATGACCTCGAGGCCTGAGACCGGCGTGTCGAGAATGCCCATCTTTCTGGCGAGCGCCTCGACCTGAAACGTCGATAATCGCGTGATCCCGCTGACCCATTCGACAAGGCCGGCCACCGAAGAAAGACCCGCGGCGTGGGCAAGCTCGGGGCTCATGCAGGTCCAGATCTGCGCCTTGACCTGTTTTTCCAGATCGCCGGCCTTCGGGGCCGCTCGGGCGAGATCATCAGGCTCGAGCGGCTGGGGCGGGGCCGGAACCAACGCCGTTGACGGCGTGGGCTCGGACTTGCGTGAAAAGATCGACATCACGCCGCAACCCCATAGCCTGGCGGAATTCGGATCTGAAACAGGTTCGCCAACGCCCGCACTTGCTTAGGGCTGGCCATGGATTGGGCCCCAGCGGCGTAGCGCTGGAAATCCTCCAGCGTGTTGAACGATCCGGCCTTCGCGATTGGATAGTTCAGGCTAAACAGGCAACGCTTTCGAACTTTGGTCTCGAACTCATGGGTGGTCATGCGCTTAACTCCTCGCGCTTGATAAAGTAGCGCCCGCCGAACAGGTGTTCGCCAAGTCGGCGCATACCGAGGTCCGACAAAGCGGTTCGCCCTTCGGCGAAGGCGACCAGCGTCCGACGCGGAATTTCGCTCTCCCACGCAGCGAGGCCGAGCTGCCTGTCGCTCATCGACGCGACAGCCTCGCGCAGCGCGCCCTGGACGGATCTGGCGGGACGCGCGCTCATGCGGCGAGCAACGTCAATCTGAGCCGCTGGATCTGGTTCTGCAGCGCGCGCCAGGTCGGATCGGTGAACGTGTTCGGCTCGGCGGAGCAGCGGGTCTGCACCAAAGCGCTGCGTAAACAGGGCCGCTCGGTCAGCGAGATCTCTATAAGCCGCGCCTTATCGACGCGGAAGTGGAAGCTCGACCCGCCGCGGTCGACGAGCTCATAGGACAAGGGCGTGAAGCCGATCGAAAACGCCGGCATGCGCGCCGCCTCGGGATCGTCCGCCCGGCAGGTGATCTGCAGCGTCGAGCCGAGGCCGACATATTTGAGGTCGATGATCTCGCCGACGGCGGCGTCGCCATGACGCAGACGGAGTGGGGGAAGGTCATTCCAGCGCAGGGCGTGGGGCGTCAGCATGGTGTGCTCGAGGTCGATCGCGGTCTCGCTGGCCTTGCCGCGGAGCAGCATTGGGCCGCTCGCCGGCGGCGCGAGGGGCATGGCCGGCCAGTCGTGGAGCGGGACATTGCGCCCAAGGATGAGGGCTTTCACTTCACGCGTGAGCCTTGCCCCGACGCCAGGAACGTAGGGAGCCTCAGGAGCGGCCGTTTCGATCTCGTGTCGGACGTCCGACACGGCAGGTTCGACTTGGGCGTCCTGGGCCGCCTGCGGCCTCTGGGCGCGCTGCAATTCGATGAGATCGTCGCGCGTATAGGCGCGGCCGCCGTTCGAGATGAGGAACATTCCGCGGTCGACTTTCCATCGCTCGGGAGGTTTCCAGCGCTCGGTCATTTGGGCTTCGCTTCTTGCCGCCGCTCCCATTGGCGCGTGCGGCGCTCGAGCTCGGCCTGGCGCGCCGGCGTGATCGTCTTCGCCTGCGGCATCGCCAGCGGCTTGAGCGTGGCGCGGATATAAGTCGATCGTTTCTTCGCTGCGGAGGACATCACCGTCACCAACCGGACAAATATTTGCGCTCGAATTCCTTCTCCCACTCACGCTTTTCGCGCGCTTTCCGCTCGGCGTCGCTCTCGAGCGGCCGCATGGCCATGAGCCGGCCATCGACCACCATCATCGAGGCCGCCGGTGTCGCGTCAAGGGTGATGAAATCGCCCCGCTTGAGGGTGCGCATGCGCTCCCGCATCCGGGCTCTGACGATGGCGGCGTTGTCGATCGTGGGCATCGCGTTTGCCCCAGCAGAGAGGCGCCGACAATAGAACTTCTACGGGTTGCGACAAGAGGGTTAAATGTAGTCAAGGACTACATCTAAACGCCTTTATCGTGCTTGGTGTTAAAGGCCTTGAACGCGGCCTCGCGACGCTCCAGCGACAAGTTGGCGTCGGGATGCAAAACGGAAAGAATGAGCCGCCGTTCCTCGTTGGTGAAGGCCAGCGTCGTCAGGGCGCTCTCGCGAGCACGGCGATTGGCGTCGTCGACATGGCGCGTCATCAGCGCCCCCATCTCGGCGATCAGCGCCTGCACCTTGTCGTGACCGAGATCCTCGTAGCCTTGCAAGGTTCCCGCCTGACGGAACAGCGACAGCTGCTCAGCCGAGACCTTGACCTTCTCAGACACGAGAGGGCCCAGCGCCCGCTGCGCCGCCTTGACGCTCGCATCACGCCGATCGCTCGCCTCTTTAGCCTGTCTCAGCGCCGCGTATTCAGGCAGCGCCTTACTCGCCTTGTTGAAGGCCTTCTGCGCGTCGATCAGAACCTGGCTAATAGCCGTGCGCTTCATGGCGCTTGGCCGATCGACGGCCACACCACCGGATGCTCGGCCTGGTAGCGGAGCAGCTGGTCGCGAAAACCATCGGCGATCGCCCGGGCGCGGCGCTCGCTGCCCCACCGGAACTTGTCCATCTCCCGGTAGAGACAATCAACCTCGGCCTTCTCTTCCCAGCACCACGGGGCCGAAAGAGCCGCGCGGTAGGCGGCAACGAGCTCCTTGTAGCGGGCGAAGATCTGCGCGTCGGTCATTTGGCGAGCGTTCATCTGTCGGCTCCGTTTAAAACCGCGATGCTTCGATCGCGTTGGTTTGCCCGCGAGAGATCGCGTCGCGGGCGCCGCGTGTGTTCGCGAGGCTTCGATCGCGTTGAGGTTGGGTTAAGCGAAAAACGCCTCGACCTGACCGACCGTCATCCAGCCGGGAAACAGGGCTACGTTGGTCTCGGCCTTGACGATCAAATACTGGCCGTAATCGACGGCGTCGGGATTGCGCGATCGCGACTTCGCGAGGCGATAGCCGTGCTTGGTCGCTTGGCGGCGAAGCCGGGCTTCGTCGATCTCAGGCTCGACGAGGGTCATGGTGTCGGTCATTTCATGGTTCTCCGCTTGCTGGTTAAAGGCGCAAATTTGCGCCCTCTCTTTCGAGCTGGTGATGGCTTGGATGCGGGGATCGAGGCCGCAGCGTTCGCGGTTTTGGGGAGGATCTCGCTCGCGGACTTGTAATCGGCGATGGCGGAAGGGCGGAAGCGCCAGCGGTCGCTATGGGGCAGCTTGATCGCCGCCGGGCCGACGCCGTCATACAACTTCTGCCGCAGCGTGCCGGGTTTTATGCCCAGCTCGGCGGCGGCCTGATTGATGTCGAGAAGAGGTTCGGAAGCAACGGCCACGGGACTACCCTGCCTCTCCACTTTGGGAGAGCTAAGAGGTTAAGTCCCTTCGAGGACGCTGATGAGCAAAGCCATACGGCGAGAGGGCTGCGTCATCCTCGGTAAGTGGCGCGTCGGTCGCCCTTAAGAGCGTGTTTCCGTGACCATTACCCTGGAGTGCTGGGTGCCTTGGTGCCCATCCGTCCAGGACGCGGCCCGCACGAGAACGCCTCATGCGCGCAGTCACGAAGATACACAAACCGCAGCTAGACGCAAGCGGGATGAGCTTTCCGTCGCTTCGATGAGCGGATAAAAAAAGGCCCGCAGCTGGCGAGCTACGGGCCGGAGGTCATGCCTACAGATCCGCGGCGCTCTAGCGGGCAGGACGGGTTCAACCATGCCGCCTTCAAGTTTTCGCCCATTCCTCAACCTGTCAGTCGAGTGCGCCGCCGTCGGCCGGATGCTGGCAGGCTATACAAATTTGGAGGTCGGTCTGTTCAATTGCGTTCACGTCGCCCAAGGCAATTTCGACATCGTGTTCAAAGCAATGTTCAAACTGCGCGGCGAAACCAAACGGATCGACGCCGCCGTAAGCATGGGCGGCCCGGCCTACGCTTCGTTTGGTCTAGACGCGGACTTCGACGCGGCGGTTAAGGCGATGAGGCACTGCCTGACCATCCGAAATCAATACGCGCATTGGGTGTTTTGGGACGACAATTCCGGTGAATTGGCGTTCGCCAATCTGGAGGATTTGGCCGCGCTGAAGACGCCCGTCAACGGCCTGCAAGCGCTTGGTGTCTTCCATGTAAACGCAGCTCTCGTGGAAGAGCAGGAAGCGTTCTTCGACTACGTGGACCGGTATCTTTCGTGGGTCAATCACGAGTGGCGATACAAGGCCGGGCGCTTCAGGAATAATCCCTATCCCAATAAACCAGCACCGCTTCCTCCTCCGCCGCTTCGACGCTAAGGAGCGCCAACTTGCCAGCACCCCCGGCGCCGCTACCGCCAGTTCGGGTTGAGCTTGGCAAGGCGGCGCAAGCGGGTCTCGGCGATGATCTCGTCGGGAGGCCGCAGCGGTTGATGCGGCTTTGGCGACGCGGGCTCGGGCCGTTTGAGGGTGAGCCCCCTGGTCCTGATCAGTTCGCGGGTCGCGGTATTATAGCCGAAGCCGCTGCAGAAGCGCGCGCAGGTGGCAGTCTGCTCCTCGGTCAAGGCGCCGTCGTCGCCATCCTGCATGAACTTGAGAAGAACGCGATGAGGGATGATCGGGACTTCCTCGACGAACACGTCGTAATAGTCCTCGCGAGCCTCGAAGATCGTCCAGAGGGTCTGGCGCAGGCGCTCGCGCCCCGGAATGCGCTGGGCTCGCGGCGGAGACCAGGGCTTGCGCCAGGGCAAGATCTCGCGACCGAACAGGATCATTGGCCGTACGGGTTGTCGTAGCGGCGGTCCTGCCACAGCGGCACGCGAAATACGCCGCCGTGGTCAGCCATCAACCGGTCGTAATCGCTGGTTTCATCGCCGATCGGCGTCGGGAAATGATTGATTGTCGCGTACCTGGCGCAATCCAAGAGATGTTGACCATGGCCGCCGACTGGGTTCTCGTCGTTGATCCTGGCGCCGGTCAAGGGGTTGGTCGGCCAGACGCAATCGTGCACTTCGCGATAGAACTGTTCGCAGGCCGGATTGATGACGAAGGTGAAACCCTGCAGGCGCTTGAAGCCCGTCTCGACCGAACCTGGCGGCTTTTTGACGTCGACGACATTCGGGCAACCGTTGCGGCGCAAATAATCGTTAAGCTCCTTGCGCGCGCTGTCGACCATCACGACCGCATCGGGATTGTGCAGGAACTCGAGAACGATGCCCGGCAGGGTGTCGATGACCGCGCCATGGGCGAGTTTCTCGGCGGCGATGTAGAGGACGTTGCGCGGATAAGGGATGAGCTTGAGCAGCGCAAACGGGTCCTGGCTGAAGCCGTGGTCGCCGCCGTAGAGGATCGGAATGCGGAGCGGCTCGCCCTCGGGATAGCCGAAGCGGTAGAATTTGGGATCGAAGACGCGGGAATTGGCGCGCTCGTCATAAGCGCCCATCCAAGTGTGCATGTAGGCCAGGTAATTGCGGGCGCGTAAATCATCGATCTCGACGCGGAGGGAAGTGTTGGTGTCGAGATGCGGATTGTCGGGGTAGTTGACCTCCTGCACGAAGGCGTCGGCGCGGCGATTGGGGCCGCGGAAATATTCGTCGACGGGATCGTCGCGATTGACCGGATTGTAAGTCCAAATGCATTCGCAGCCGAGCGCGCGCATAGTCGGCAGCAGCACGTTCAGGACTTTTTGGGTGACATTTCGCGCCTCTTCGATCCACCAAAGCGCGATATCGTTCATGCTTCGAATGCTGTCGATGTTCTTTTCCAAACCAATGAAAATGATTTCACTGCCGTTGACGCAGCGGATGACGGCGTCGGTGAAAAAGAACTGATCGCGAAGCCCAAGCTTTTCGATCCGCTCTTCGATCAGGCTCTTCGAGCTGTGCTTGATGCTTGCCTGAAATTGTCGGCCGCAGCAGATCTTGCGCTTCTTCTCGAGCGCCCTGCCGATGCAGAAATCGGCCGCCGCCGTCGACTTCATGCCGGCGCGGCCGCCGTGCAGCACCAGATGCTTCTTGCCGCTCAATAAGCACGCGGCGTGCTTCGGAGGGAGAGACAGTTCGAGCTTCATTCGCGAAAGCCCCGTCTTGAACGGAGCTTGTTAGCACGGGGCAGGCGTTTTTTGCGAGCCACGCCTCGTTTTTGGCGATAGCCAAGCCATAATTACAGAAATTTTATGTTTTAATTAACAATAGGGCGCGCTATGGAGGGCATGCTGCGGGGGCGGCCGCACGGCGCTTGGCACTGATGACCCACCGGGGGCCTAGCAAGGCGTGACGATCGGCCACAGGGGACCAAGGAACGGTAGGCAAAGGGGTCTGCGAGAGGGCAGCACCGGCTCGAGAGGAGCGAGGGGAGCGAGGGGCTCGAGGGCAGCACCAGCTCGAGAGGCGCGACCGGCGTAACGGTGCGAGGGGCAGCGAGGGAGCTGCGGGGACGCGAGGGCGCGAGGGGCTACGGGGACGCGAGAGACGCGAGGGCGCGAGGTACGCGAGAGACGCGAGGGATGCGAGGTGCGCGAGGTGCGCGAGGTACGCGAGAGGCGCGAGGGGCACAGCGGCCGGCGCGAGGGCGTGAGAGGCAGCACCGGTGCGAGAGGCAAGACCAGCAAGACCGGCTCGAGGGGCAACGCGATTACGCGCTCGTTTCCTATCACTGAACCCTTAGAGAGGCCGCGCTCGCGACTTGTGGCCTCAACTATCATGCGAATTTCGAGCAATTCCGTGGGGTCGATTTTCGCCTTGATAGGCTCCGCTAGGGCAAGGTCTAGTGGCGGTTGCAAATCCGCAAGCGAGGGCGAACGAAGGACCGAAATCCACTCTCGGTTATCGAGTTGGCTGTTCCTTGGAAGCCGAGGCGGACGCGCTTTCTGCCAATCGCCGAAAAGGCGGATAGCAGTTGCCCATGGTGTCCTGCTACAGGTGTGGATCGTGGACGTCCTCGATCGCGTGGTGCTCGATCACCGTTGCAGCGTCACCGCGAAATTGGGTGGCTTCAGGGCTGATGATCCGCCATACGATCTCGGTGATCTGGCGCGGCTGGTCGCCGTCGAGCGGCGCAGATCCGGACGGCAGCGCATAGCCACGGCGCCGGGACAGCCGGAACATGATGGCTTTCAGGTCGCCCTGGTCAATGGCGCGAAATAACCGGCTCTCGGCAAGGTCATCGACGACGTTGCTGGCGATCCGCTGCGCCGCCTGGGCCTTGGCGTGATGCCTGACGTACCGGGACAAGTTGCCGGGGTCCATATCCAAAATCTTCGCCGCCGGCGTCAGCAATCCATGCGTGGCGATGAGCGTCTCGCAGACGCGATCCAGCATCGAGGCGCCTGATCGATAGGTGTTTTTATAGCGAATTTTCGACGCTTGAGCGGTCATTTCGGCATTTCCGGCCATTTCGGCCTCAGACTGGATTGTATTTGTATACAATTTCTCAATCCTTTCAATGCCGGCGCCTCTTTGACAAGCAAGCGGAAAACCTCCTTAAACCGTGGCGAAACCATCAAATTCACCTCAGCAACGTTAATTTTTAACGCCTTTTCCGGCCCCCGAGTTCAGTCCTCCACTTCCTCCACGATCAATGCCGGAAAGCTCTTCACCACCCGGAGAACCGCCTCGAGCCGCGCCGCCGTGCATAGCCTGGCCGCGTCGTCGAGGTCGTTGGTGCTTTCCGCCGCTTCGCTCAAGACCGCGCGCACCGTCTCCTTGGCGACCGCCGCCGCATGCGCCGGACCGACATGATCGACCCACGTCTTGCCGTCGAAACGCGGACCGCGGACCGCCGCGATGAGCCGTTCGGCCGCTGCCGCCGCGAGCTTGAATTCGTCGATCATTCCGCTCTCGTTGCGACACGAACTTGGTTGAGGCGATCGAGATATTTACGCCAGGCGACATAGACCTCGCTGCAAAAATCCTGATGAGCGTTCACCGCGTGCTCGTTAATCAGGATCTGACCCTCATGACCTTTACAGGTAAGACCGGCGAACACGCCGTCGCGGATCAGGTTCTCGACATCCGCGTGGCCGAGACCGGTGCGATCGATTAGATAATCGCTGTCACCATCATCGAGCCGCGAAAAATAGTAGGTTGGATCGGCCGCTCTTCTGGATGTGTTGAAGATGGGTTGGAAGATCTGTAACGGGACCGGCCAGAGCGCATCTCCTAACAACTTCAGCACCGAGCTGGGGATAACTTTATCGGCCACCATTTTCGTCTCCTTTTCTGATTTCAAGATTTCTGTTTTCATCCACGAACCCCACTCTCTCTCTGTTTGTATTCGTTGTCTCTCCGCAGGTCGAAGTCGTCCTCTCTCTCCCTACCCGACCGCAGGGAGGGAGAGACGGCCACCGTCGTCTTTCCCCTGGGTAGGGAGAGAGAGGAGACGACGGTGACAGAAAATCGTCGTCTCCGTCGCCTCTACCGTCGTCTCTACCGTTATCTCTCCCCCCACAGCTCCTTTCCGCTAACCCGAAGAAATCGACTAATACGCCGGATCGATTTCATCCTCAGCGATCATAGGCGGTTCGGCTATGACGACCGGTCGATTGTTTTTACTGATCCACACATCCTCGAGCCGCGCGCGGCCTTGGCTCACCAATTCGTCGATCAGAGCTTCGCTGGTCTTGCGGCCGCAGCCTCCCTTCTCCATCACCAGCACGACTGCGGCGCCCTTTGGCCCCGCCATCCGTTGACCACGCGTCAACCGCCGCGCGCCAACGCCTTGATTGGCCTCCCACAACCAACGTTGGACATCGTCGATGCTCAGCCCGCGCTTTGCTGGCGGCGCGATCACGGTCATCACCGCCACCGTCCCCAACTCGGCGGCCAGTTCGTCCGGCTTGCGCGGATCGACGGCCGCCACATGCAGGATCTCGCGCTCGAAGTAATAGGTTCCGCCGAACGGGCCGTTGCGCTTGCGCTGGCCCATCAAGCGCACAATGCTGCGCGGCCTGGTGGCCAGCGGAAAGCCAAGCGTGGCGAGGTCCGTCGGCGGGAGAACGGCGAATGTCGATATTTCATCGATCGCCCCTTCGCTGCCCGTCGCGCCGCGATACGCGGTGACGGTTTCCTCTCCGCGCGTGCTCTTGGATGTATGATGAACGATGTCGAGTGCGGCGAACGAAGCCTCTGCAATGCGCTTACACAGCATGACCGCGTCGCTCATTTGCGTCGGGTTGTTCTCACTGACGCCCGGGAACAGGCCCGTCAACGGATCGAGGATGATGTAGGCGTAATGGGTGCCTTGCTCCGCCCGATCCGCGAGTGTCTCGACGAAGGCGCAGCCGGCCTCGGTCGGAATGAGGATGTTGTCCTCGAACCGTCCGAGCGTCAGCCGTTCCTTCCAGATCGACAGCTTGTGCCTCAGGCGACCCGTCAGCCCCAGGCGCTTGCGCTGTTCCCGCCACCGCGCCGCGCCGTTGCCAGAAACGTCTTCGTTCGACACCACCAGCGCCGGCCCGCACCAGTCGATCTTGGTCTGCCCGATCAACCCGGCGTTGGCTTCGGCGATCGCCAGCGCCATGAGATAGGTCAGCGTCGTCTTGCCGACGTTCGGGTCGGCGACCAGCATGTGAACGTCGCCGCGTGTGAGCCTGTCGCTTATCCTCGGCTGCAGCGCCATCGGTCCGCGATAGTCCTCGTCGAAATCGAGCACGCCATCCGGCGCATCGATCAGCCCCTCCGCCAGCGCAGGCGGGCGCGGCGTGGCGTTGCGTAATCTAGTAAGGGCCTCCTCGAAGCGCGTCATCAGCGCCACCTCGCGGTTTCCTCGCCCAAACATCGCCAGCTTCTTCAGCGCCTCGTCCCATTCGGGTGGGTTTCCAGCCCCGGGGTTCAGGTTCATTCGCGTTTCTCTTCTTCGCCGTAGAGGATGCCAAAAGCGGCGGCGCAGCTGATGCTGTCGCGGTCGCGGAAGCGCTTGAGGCTGCGCGCCACCCATTGCCGATCGTATTGATCGACGCGCGACGGGTCGGCGCGGCGCTTGATCAGGGCGAGCGTGAAATCGATCACCGCGCTATCGGGATCGTTGGACCTCGCCGCGAGGCCGAGCCCCTTGCTCAGCGGTTCGAAGAACGATGTCGGTCCGCCGACCGTCTCCTCGAGAAAGCCGCGCCAGTCGCCGCGATGGGAAGTGAACGCCGACGCCATGGCGCGGTCGATCTCCGCCACCGCCGGGGCGAAGCGTTCGGCGACCAGCGCGACGCGGGCTCGACCCTCCCTGACCACCGCTGGCGGGACGAAGCGCTCGGCGGCCAGAGCGGCCCTGACACGGCGTCCCCGGACCATCGATGCCCACATCAGCGGCGGGATCGGATCGTCCATGCCAACGAACTTCGGCCGTCCGGTGTAGATCGGCTGACCCACTTGCGCGATCGCGCTGTCGCCGACGCCGCAGACCGCTTTGAGGCCGCGCGTCCACGTCTTGAGGGTTGGCAGCGGGTACGGTCGATCGAGGAGGAACCACAGGCGGCAGCGCAGCAACTCCGGGCCGCGCAAGCCCGTCCTCGCCGACGGCGAGACGATCGTCGTCGCGCTATGGAACTCTTCGGGCAGGACGTGGTCGCAAATATAGGTTGCGCCCTCGACGTACCGATCTGGATCGCCGTAACCATGCGGCACGGCGGCGTCGTCGACGTCGATCGCGATCCACGCCCTCCGAACTTCAACCATCGTATTTTCGGACGGATCGCTGCGCGCCCATAAGCGTTGATGCGGTTGATTGAGGTCGAGCCCGGGGCGTGGCGCGCCCATACAGACGATCAATCGCGGCGCCTGCGCCAGCGCCCTCAGCGTCTTCACCATGCGGTTGGGATCGGTCCCAGCGTCGAACGGCTTCATCCACCACTCGAAGCCGCGGTCGTATTCGGTCGACGCGATCGCGCCGTCGCCGAGTTTGATCAGCGTCTTGACCGCGACCCGCCCCGCATCGGCGAGGCTCAGGAGCGTGAAGGCGAAGCCGGGCGGGCGGTCAGAGCTCATCGCGGCGGACTTCGGTAAGGATGTTCTCAGCCCCGAACTTCGGCGAGGAGCGCACGTCGAAGGTGAAGTACAGCCTGTCGCCCTGTCCCCACTGCCACAGCTTCGCGAGCACGCCCAAAAACCCCTCGGAGGCCAGCGGACGGCCTGGGGTGTCGATCTCTTTCCACCACGCGTCGAGCATCAGGGCGTTGGTGGAGATGATGCCGTTGCAGCTGGGGGGCCCTTCCTCCATCAAACGGATCTTCACCAGGCGGTCGGCGTACTTGCCGTTGATGATCTTGATCAGCGCGTCAGCGCCTTTGGTGCGCGCCGTCTCGAACGGTGTCGCCACCATCAGTTCGGCAAGATAGTCGCCGGGCGGAATGAGGCCGCGCTCGCGGGCGATCTTCTCGAACAGATCGTCATTGTCGGGAGCGCCGTTCATCACTTTGCTCCCACGTCCAGCCACGAGTGGAGCAACACACGAACCGCGACTTCCTGGGCTTCCTTCTCGGTGGCGAAGACGCGTCTGCCGACGATCTTGAAGTCATTCAGGAGGGAAGTGATGATCGCGGAGAAACCACCCTTGACCGGATAGGTGATCAAACTCACGCCGTCGCCGCTGGCGTAGCTGACGCCGGATTTCGCCCGTTTCCACTCGCGGACGGCCCAGCGGGCCCGCCTCGTTTCTCTGAAGCGGCAAGCGCGCTCGCGCGCCTCCGCCACGAAGGGATTGCCGGTCAACCGGCTGGCGCAAATCTTGCCGACTTGCACTTCTCCAATGCGGGCGTGCTTGACGATGTGGGCATAGAGCAGACCGCTATTGCCGCAGTTGGCGCATACCATCGGCGCGCTGCGGAGCTCGACCCTGAGGTGGACGTAGCTTCCGGTCGGCAGCGCGACTTTATTCGGCAAAGTATGTTTCATCGTTGGCGCCCTCCCTGGCGCATGTTTCCGTCGCAACGGAGCGACCACGGCGTGTTGGGAAAGCGGCGCTTGGACAGACAGCGCAGGAAGATCCGGCTCGGCTGGGTTGCCTCGGCGCCGAACGCCTCGGCCTTCGCAATGAGCTCGGGGACGCTATGGGCTTCGACGATGCGCCGGGAGCAGTCGCGCGCTTGGGGGCTGCCGCCGCCGATCGGCGAGCGCCAAAGTTCGAACCGCTTGGCGGGGGCTAGGCGGCTGTGAGCGTGTTTGCTAAAACGGTTAGGCATGGTTGAAATCCTTGGCGGGTTTGATTGTGCTCAGATCCGCAGCCCTCGCCGGGGCTGCGGGTCGCCTTTTTCAGGTGCAGGTCCGCGATCGCGCGAAATCGCACGTCATTTCTCCGTTTCAGTTTGAGAAGGTTAGAGGCGGCTTACTCGGCCGCGACGACGACGCGCTTGCTCGCCTCCTCACAGGCGCGGCGCCACTCGGCGGCGGACTCGAAGCTGATGAGGGTGCGGGCGCCGACCTTCATGACCGTGGGACCGAGGCCCTCACGCTGCTGCTTAAAATAATGATCAATCGAGATCCGGTGCGCATCACAGAATTCGGCGATGGAGTAGCAAGCTGCGGGGACGGGTGGACCGCGGGCTAGCTGAGCCTTGCCCTTCGTCTGCGCACCTGGCCGCACTTTGCGTCCAGTGACTTCCGGGGGTGCCATGCGGTTAGCGCTCCTCTGAGAGTAGGAGCGTATAGTTACCGCAGCGCCGATCGAAGGGGCGAGGGGGAATGCGGGGAATTGCGGGGAATTGCTAGAACAGCAGCCTGACCAGCGCCTTCCGCAGTTTCTGCACCTCGCTGCTATCCGGATGGAGGTTCAGCTTCGCGAGAAAATCGGCGAGCTCCACCGGAGTTGGCGTCTGCCTGCCTTCGATACCAGTCCGGCACAGCTCGGCAGTGGCGTGGAGCTTCCAATTCGTCTTTGGCCGCGGACCGGGTTTGCTGCGCTCGTCAATTTCCGGCTCGGGCTTGGCGCATTCCTCGCATGGTGGCCAAAGCCTCTCGACGAGGTCCGGCTCCCAGACATAGAAGACCACACCGCTCTTCGCCTGGCGTAGGATCCCGCTTTCCTCCAGTCGCTGAAGCCACAGATCGCTCAAGCCGTCAGGAGCAGAGTTGCGCTCCCACTCCGACAACCAGCCGGGCGGCTCCAGCGCATGTTTTCTGCCGCCCCTGGTCTGCCGCGACTTGTGACGCACCCTGCCGTCATCCATCGCCTCAAACAGGTCAAGCAACATGATATCAGGATCGCTGTGCTCCTCCTTGAGTTGCTTGTACACGTCGATGACCAGTCGCCAGCACCCGCTGTCGAGCGGCAACGGCTGCTCCTTTGCCGACGGCCTTGGCTTGGCCTTGAGGACCATGGGTCAGCGCGCCAAGGCGACGACATTATCGGCAGGCGGCGCGTCAGGGAGCAGCGCGCGACGCGAGAGGGCGTCCGAATGGTCGGCGATATGGCGCGAATAGGTGCGCTCGATCATCGCCACCGACGTGTCGTGCGTCGCCGCGATGATCCTGATCGGGACGTTGAGGAGCAATTGCCGGACGATGCTCGAGTGCCGCAGCGCATAGAGCGTTACTTCATCCGGATCGAGGCCGAGACCGGTGACGATCTCGCGAACGGGGCCGCGATAAATTGTGAATGGCACCGCACCCCAGTCGCGCCCGTCGCGCCACAACAACAGCGACGCGTCAGGAGATCGCCCAGCGGCCGCTGCTTTCAATCGGCTCGCCAATGAAGCCTTGATTGGCACGCTGGCGCGTTCGACCTTCTTTCGCGAGCGAAGGCGGCCGCCGCCCTTGCCTGAACGCGGCATCGTCAATTTCGCTTCCGCGGCGTGAAGGTCGCCGACCTCGAGACGACTTATCTGCGATGGCCTAGCGCCGGTGACCGCCGCCACTTCAACGAACAATCCAAGGCTCTCATCGAAGGCGTAGGCGGCGGCGATAAACGCGCGCACTTGATCGTCGCTTAAGATAACGTTGCGCGAGCGTTGGGCGTCGGAGAGTGCCCGCAATCCTACTCGCCAGGGATGGTTTGTAATGCGCGGGTTGTGCTCGGCGACGAGGTTAAGCGCCGCGGTCACCGTGCGCGTGAGCCGGTTGACGCTTGCAGGCGCGAGAGCAGGTGACAAGCTATCGCGCCATCTTCGCCACTCCTGAGCGTCGATGAGAGCGATCGGCTTGACGAGCATCGACGCCGGCATGTGAACCAACGCCCATTTCGCGTTGTACCGACCGGCGCCGCGCGCCACGAGATCGCGATCATAAGCAGCGAGCGCCGATTTCGGGGTCGTCGGCTGGTCGACACTCTCGACCTCGCCGCCGCGAGCGAGCTTAAGCGCCGCGTCGACCGCTTGGGTGAAGTTCAGAACGCTCCTGCCGTCAGCACACTCGAAATCGTCGGCGAGGCCGAGCCTCTTCAGCCATCCGCCGCAATTGTCAGGAGCGCGAAGCGACCACGTGCCGGGACCTTCGTTGCGGCGATAGCCAAGAGAGCCGACGCCTGGACCAAGTCTGTGCCAGTGCGGTTTCTTCTGGATGGGCAGCCGCAGCCGGGCGGTGGGAGTTTCGAGGGAGAATTTGCGGAGGCGGGGCATGGGCGTTAGATCCAGTGTCCGGCAGTGTCCGGAAAGAATTCGCTCTTTGAGGGCATAAATGCCTCCAGTGTCCGGCCAGTGTCCGGAACAGAGGCGGACTAGTAGCAGCAAGCGCCAGCCTAGCGCAAGCCGTATTACCCCAATGAAAGTGGGCTACTCCGGGAAACGCAGGCGCTTTATGGCGCTGGCTCTGACTTGCGGTTCATGCTTCGTTAGGGCATAGTTGCGTCTTAGCTTTTCGCGCGAGAGCGGAACTCCACGCGACACATTGCTTGGGAGGAGCCCCATGTCCGACAAGGCCTATGAC